CGCAATAAAAGCCGACATACTGTCATTAGCATGTCGATAAATAATCTGTCCAGCGTTTTCATCTTCTGGGTCACCAAATGTTAAATAACAACTATTTGTATTAGGCGTTCCAATCGTTAAACCAGCGTTGCCATCTGCTTCCAAAAATAAAGTGTTGCGATTGGCGTCGGGTGTAACACCGCTGTCACCTTCCTTAACGTGCAGTTTTGCTTCGGCAGATGTTTCCCCAATCCCGACATTACCGTTTTTCTCTATACGCAATCGCTCGACCGATGAACCATTAAGTCTTGTCCAAAAAGTCAACTCTCCATTGTCGGCACCATCTGCTTGACCTCTGATTATCGCAAAATTCTTTACAACTTCGTTACTGTCTTTGCCTTGGAAATAAATTTGTGGGCCCGTTCCTGCAACGTAATCACTTGTATCCCTAAGCTTTAATACTGGAGTGTCGCCATGAACTTCCAGCAGCTCAGTTCCAGATATCGCCCCAATCAACACCCGCCCAGAGCTGTCGATACGCATCCGCTCGGTGTTATTTGTAGCAAATACTGTAGCTGTATTTTCACGGTTCCATAGATAAGCAATACCACTGCTATTTATAATGTGAAAACCATCAAAATTGCTAGTCCCAGAGTTGTCAGTTGTTAAGTGTAATGCTGAACTAGAAGCATCGTTAATATTTAAATTAGTGCCATATATAGATGTTGGACTCGTCGTTCCAATCCCAACATTTCCCGAGTTGTCGATACGAATCCGCTCGGTCAGGCTGCTGCCGTCATGCGTAGAAAAGCCAATTTCACCCGTACGGCTTGAGTGGCTTGTATTAATAAAGTTAATTTGGTTTACGACAAGACCATTCGAGTTATATCCTCCGATATTTGAAAAATTATTGTCAGTGCTATCAGTGTTCGCAAGACTAATCGCACCGCCAGCGTTGGCTCCTAAGTTAGTGCTACTTGAACTCGCTGCCGCACTGATAAAACCGCTACTGATTCGTGTGCCAACGGTAGTAAGGGCAGTGGTTGTTTTTCCAATCAATACATCTCCCGAGCTGTTGATAAACATTTTTGTATCGCCATCAATCTCAAGTTGAATCGCTGAGCTAGCAACGGCATTGCTAGTGTCAGCTCGCAATCGTAAAGTCCCGGTATTTCCATCTGTCGTAATGCGACTTGTTGCCGCATTGTCTGCCAACTCAATATGAGCATATCTGTCCGTGCTCTCAACTTTAATTAAAATATCCTCACCACCTGTTACGTTGACTGGCTGGTTAAATGTCCACGCTCCAGTGCTATTGATCCACTGAATCGTCTTATCAGTTGCACCCTTCAGCGTAATACCGCCGCCATCAGCAGTAACATCCGTAGGAGTCGTAACAACACCCAGCTCGATATTCTTATCTTCAATCAGTACGGTCTGACCCGTAATAAAAGTCGTCGCTCCTTGTACTGTCAGGTCATTCGGAATCGTTACATTACCAGTCGCATCAATTAAAATTCGTGCCGCTCCATTCGTGACCAGCGCAATCGCATCCGTTCCAGAGCGATACAGCCCACTGTTCAGGTCTGATTGAAACGCTATCCCTGGTGCGCTTAATGTCCCGTCTGGTACGGATCGATGCAGATCCGAGATGGCAAGCTTTTTCGTCGCATCAGCACTGACGTCAACAACCGGCAGAACGTCAGTAGACGCTGAATCCGCTGCCGCTAAAGCCGTGAGTTCAGTGACTTTGACGTTTGCCATTGTAAAACCCTCAATATGGCAAGTCTACAAGCTTTGCAACCTGACGCCTAGAACGCAGAATGTGCGATACGTCGCCAACGGCTTGTGCTGTCAGTACCAGTCGAAAGACAGATGTAGAGATAGCTGGTATCCCAACGCAATTCACCTGCCGTTCCAGCCGTTGTTACCGCTGTAGGTGCTGTCCCAGCATTTATTACAACAGGCTTGCCAAACGTTGCATGCGTTGAATCAAGCGTCAGCAAGGCTGTATTCGTCCCTGCAACCTGAGCGCTGAACGTAATCTTGCCGTCCTCACTGCCATCAGTAGGATCGCCAATGCCGCCGACAATCTCAGCGTATTGAATAGACTCAGGCGTATCAGCAGCGTTGTTTGATTGAAATAAAATCGAGCTAATCTCATCGTTTGCCACACCAGCAGCAGTGCCTCTGGTGTTTGTAAGCAGCAAATCCGCTCCAGATGCTGCTGATGCCTCAGTACACTCAATCTTTACCGCCGCTCCAGCAACACTGCTTGTAATGTGCAGCAGGCTGTCTGGTGATGTTTCATTGATTCCTACATTGGCGCTATTGACAACCATTCTTGTGCCAACAGTGCCGCCTGATATTGTTTGGAATTCAAGCTTGCCGTCCTCTTCTGAGTTGGTTTGGTCAACAATAGATGCTCTGATTTCAGCATAATCTTCTGACCCTCCAGCACTGTTTTCACCTCTATAAACAACACTGCCTAAAACGTCGTTGTCGGCAGGGCTTGCACTGTTCCGAAACAGCACAATGTTTGGGCCTTCTGTCGCACCAGCCTCTGTATTCTCAACAATCAGCTGCTCATTGGTCACGCTATCGCTGAAAAGATGGAGCTGGGCCGTTGCCGTTCCAGTACCTAGCTGCAACCCTGTTGCTGTGACCTTCGCAATTTGGCCGCCAGCAGCAGAAAACCCAATCTCATTCTCTGCAGAACGAAACAAGCCTGTGGTCGTAGAATTTGCAAACGATATTGATGGTGCGCCTGCTGTCCCGTTAGGGGCCTTGCCTAAAACGTTTGCATACGTAATCTGCTTGTTTTTATCCGCGTCTGACACTCCAGTTGCAGTGTCTAAGAGCAAAAACGCATCCGTGCTAATTGGAGTCGCCTTGGCTGCTAGAGCTGAAATTTTGCGGTTGGCCATAGCTTAATTAGGTTGGATTTGCTGGAAGCTTTTTGCCAAATCCAGTTGCAGTATAGCGGTACTTGCGTGCTGTAAGCTGAGGTCCAATTTGGAGGCCAGTAGGCGGCTCAAACGCGTCAACCGTAAAACCCTCCCCAGGCAAGACTGCAGCCATAGTATTGCTGCTTGGTATGTGCGCGTATCTTGCTTCAGCGTAAACCTGCATCGTATCTTCATTTCCTACTTCATCTGTATCAACAAAGCTTGCAGACAGTGAGGGTGTTTGATAAAAAGAGTTTACAAAATACTTGCTATTAGTGAACACAAAGCCTACCCCAGGCACAAGAACGGCGTTGTTTGACGTTTGCTTCACCCCACTTATTTCAGTGCGCTCCAAAAGCTGAATGTCAACGCCTAGCTCGCTAATTTTGGGAAGGATACCTGTTCTTTTTGTAGTCAACTCTGCCTTAAATTGAAACACTCGACCAGTCGCAAAAACAGCAGTAAACGGCTTCCAGTCAGTAAACGTAATTGTACTAGCGTCAGTAAGAATTGAATCATCGCCATCAGCACTATCTTCGTAGATAATTTTGTCGCTACCCGTTTCATCTGCGATATCGTCAGTGCTAGGTGCGTCAAGAGAGGTTCTAAAATACAACTGCACATCTGTTACGCCGAGAGCAGTATCTTCTGTTTCGTTTTTTACTATTGCTTTTAGAATCACCTCGTATTGCCCCTCCATGTCAACCTCGTTGTGGAAGTGGTATGTTCCACTATTAGTCCCTGCGACTACAAACACCCTAGTGGCATCTGTAACAGTCCTAGACTGAGGAGAGGTTACCGTAAAACTGTCGTCCGTAACTGATACAACCTTAAAAGGTCTCGGGCGCTCAACGTTGTTTAGTGTGACAAACGTATCTAATCGCGCAGGGCCTGCAAGGATTAGGTAAACATTGTCGTTAACATTAAAACCAAGTCTTGAAGAAACAGTCATCGCAGTGCCGCTTTGCGTATAAGTTCCCGTCGCTTGCTGCGTAGTTGATGGCCCAACCCCCAGGGTTAATTTTGTAGACGAACCACTTCCTTCCGTCACAATGTCTGTATTAAACTCCCCGGCAAATCTTTGGCTATTACTGTCTTGGACAAGATCCTCCCTGATAGTGAAGCCATCTAAAAACTGTGTGGCCGTTCCATCGCCGGAGCCTGCTCCTGTAGCAACAAATCGTACGCCAACTAAATTAGCAGTCGCGCCAATAAGCGTAAAGTTTGTGCTTCCCACGCTAACTATTTGATAAGGCTTGCCAGTTACAAAAGACCCAGCACTTACAACACCACTAGCGTTGTTCCCAGACGGCATGGCCTTAACTAATAATTTTGGTGTGTCCGTAAGGTCATCTGCGGCAACCTGCGCTGCTGTTGCGCTTTGCCTGTTGGTCCCAATATCACGCAACTTGGCATAATAAACGCCTGGACGATATGGAACTATGATACTTGTCTCTGTAGCAGAAGCTTCTTTTACAAAAGTAGTTTGCCCCCAAGAACTGGCCGTTGCGCTGTAACGAATTACAATCCGATGTTGAGCCAAAACCTCTTTGGATAAGTTTACCGGGTCAAAATCAACTTGAGCCAAAACCTCACTTGTCGTCCTTACAGACAGCCCAGTAATGTCAGGAGGATCAAGGGTTTCGTCCTGTGCCGGAATAAATTTGGGCGATTGCAGGATGCCTGCATCTGGTGACGTTGCGTCTTTAGACGTTATTTTGCTTCGTGCAGACTCAGATAGGCCGATCGCTTGAACAGTTACGCTTAAAATAGAATTTGCTGGAACAAATAGCTCTGATCCAACCTCTTTGAATTGTGAGCTTAGGTCATACTCAAAGTTGCCGGCAGTAGACGTTACAACTAAATGATACTTAGTCGTGACACCTGTCGCTCCACGATCCCAAGAGATCAACGCTTGGAAAAGCAGGTTGCCAGAAGTTTGTACTGGACGGAAGGTTACGTTTAAATTTTCAGGAGCGGAAGGTTCAGAGACGTAAATGCTTGCAGGTTCTTCAAACAGCTCATTCCCTGCTACATCTGCCACCGCATAAATACTATCGTTGTGCTGAACGCCAACAATGGCATACGTTCCATCGCCATTATCAGCTATAGCTAAGCATTTGTATTTTTGCTCACTAACCGTAGACGTCGAAATGGAATACACAGATTGCGGCTGAGGTGCTTCGCTGAAAGCCGAACTAACAACGATCGTTCGTACACCGTTTGCGACTGTTGAAGAAGCAGGGTCAAACCCTTTGGTTTCTACCGTTCCATCATTTAGAACGCACGTCAGCTCGCTGCCTGAGCCGCTAGGCAGCGTGACGTTAGCGTCTAACGTAACTGCTGTTGTTGTGGCTGACTGGACACGTCCTGCAATCCGCGTGCCAGCACGCATCTCGTCAGAGATAGCGAAGACCTGACCAGGCAAAACGACTCCGCCATCAAGGCCAACAGCAAATTTCACAATGTCGCTGTCAAGCTCTTCAGATGCCAGCATCCAACGCCCTAAGCGAGCCGCTTGCGACCTTGAAGTGCAACCAAAGCCAACGATGTCGCGAACTTGATGGCCGTACTTTTCACGTAAAGCTGCATTTTCAACGCATACAAAATCAGGGCGATATAAGTTGTTTACATTATTGAACCTTACCTTGACCGTTGTGCTTCGTGTTTTTACTGACGTGCCCTCGTACTCAAATTCCCCACCAACAACATTTGAGTTGTTAAAGACATGAACAGGCGGGACACTGCTGCTTAGCGCTCCAACCTTTCCAAGTTCTCCGTGATCAGCGGCAGCGAAGATGCCGTTGGTTTGATAGTAGAGCATTCCACGAAACACACTCGCCAAATCCTGCAAAACATTGAATGCTTCTGCTTGACCAGACATTGCAACGTTGCAGGCAAAGCGCGGCTCTGACTGCCTCGCAACCAAACAGTTACCACCAGAAGTGTTGGTCTGCTGCTCATCTTTTACTTTAACAGCGACCTGAGTTGCGTTTGTCGCCTCAACTTCGTAGGTGACGACTTCACCCGGCTTGCCCAATAAGTCGCCGTCTTTTATGAATACTTTTATAATGTTGTTAGGGCTTGTTGTCGTGTAACCGTGGTCAGATCCGATTGTAATGTTAAACCTTGTCTGACCAGAGTCTGGAAAGTTTGCGGAATATGTTGCCTGAGTAGGCTCAGACAAAATCTGCTCATTTGCGTATCTAATCAGCGGATAAAGATCCACCCAACTGACATTTTCGGCATTAACAAACTCTCCCGCCCCGAATCTGGTGTTAAGCAGCATGTGACGGAAAATGCAAACCGGGCAGGTTGTCCAAACGGTCTCTCCTCCCGTCCCATCAAAATCCACACCTTGAACGGCTTGCAGGCTGCCATCTTCCCTGACGGCCATGCTGCTAGGGATCTGAACCTTCGTGCCTTTAATCAAATACGAACGACGAGGCAACGTAGGAAACGATTTTGTGCTTATTGACAGCGAGGCACAAGCAGAAAAATCGTAACTGACATTGTTGGGCTTGTATTGAATCAGGGACGTCCACACCAGTTGATTGGCGCGTTTGTTTTGAAAAGAAATTGTTTCTCTTGTCGCGTTTGTAGCAACGTTCTCGTCGTCGATACTGTAAAGATTGGCTTCAAAAATTGCTTCGTTGCCTCTTAGCTTTTGTACGGACCCAGTTTCAGTTGACTTCAAGGCATCTGTATCATCTGGTAAAACAGCAGGCTTATATGTGAAATCGGCAAAGAGAGCAACTGTGGTTTGCTGGTTTTTGATATAAATGTAATCCAGCTTTTTTACCGTGACAGTGCAAGGATGACCACATGCCTCAGCTATTTCGTACTCTTCAGTTTCAAATTGATAGCTTGATGTTGCGATGCCAGTTATCTGCCGCCGCGTTATGCCTGCGTCAATGCTGCCTTTCGGACCCTTCGCGGTTATCTCATAACAAACTGTGGCGTTAAAAAGCTGGTTTTGGGCAAGCCCATCAACAGCAGTTGAAAACAAACGAGGGATTGTTAGCAGGCATGAAAACTTCTTAACCGCTGTATCGACAATCGTCCTAGAAACAGACCCGCCACCATAATCGCGAGACGTTACAACGTTATTAGCGTCTAATTGCTCACTGTAACTACTCCCCACCTCAGTGGCTACATTGACAATGCTTGAAGTCGATCCGCCGTTGGGAGGGATTTCTTGATTGTCTGTACCGTGAGAAAGATGCACGGTCACATCGTTAGGATCAAAATTATCTGTCCCGTCAGCCTGTTGCAACGGGGTATCGTTCAAAAACGTGCTTTTTTTAGGGTCACCGTCTACGCCCCAACCCTCAATCTCTCCTTCGCAAAGAAGATCTAGAATTTTAATTGCGGAAGTGCTTTTTAAGGTCATGATAAGCCGATTAGTTTCTGAGTTTCGTTTTGGCCGCGGGCATTAAACAAATTGTATCCCGTAAAGCGCACTTTTAGGTCCATTTGGCTAAGGTTTGTGGGACGCAGATGCGTGTCATGATCCACAATCGAAATTTTAACTTGGACTTCAGTATCATCAGGGTCGGGTAATCTAGGGAAAGCCAACGCATGACACCAGCGATATTTCATGCCGTTGCTAACTGACGCCTTAGGCAATATCCCTTGAACTGTTGCCTGTATTTCAGCAAGAATAGGCTCATCTTTGTAGTATTCGGCGATACAAGTAACCTTGTATGTGATAAATCCTGGTATCATCGTCGAGCCCGGTTTATCGCCAACTCGGTCAAACAAGCCTTGTCCAAGTTCAAAGAAAATCATAAAATTTTCGCGCTTAACCTCCTCTTTGAGGTATGAGGTGTTTGTCAAAATTACGGTGTTTAGCTCTTTGTTCCCCGTGTCAGCATTGCGCAACGTTATAGATTTTGCGTCTCCACCAACTAGATGCTGCACTTTTTGTCCAACGCTATTGGTCTTCATGCCGCTTTTATTAAGCATAGCGCCACCCTTGTCTTTTTCGTGTTTCCATGTACGCGTTCTTACTCCTCCTGCAACTTGGAATTCATTAGTCAGTTTTTTCCCGTTGACAGTCATCGTTTCATGCCCAGGCTTAAGCACTGAAGTTCGCAACGGCATAGATTCGTCCGTCTTAGTCTCTGCATCTATTGAAAGCAAATGGCTTCCAATCAGCACTTTGCCAAACGCAACAGGCACTGTTGCTCCAATGCCAACACTGTTCTCACTGCCTCCTGTATAAGCGTAAGATTGCCCACCATCCATTGCACGGGTAAAGTTTTGCGGTCCGACGCCACGACTAACCTCAGCACGACCAGCCATGCGATTTGACCCTAAGCTTGGCAACTTGGGTTGCGGCGAAATAACATCAGCCACGCCAGAAAGGATTAAACCAGCGCCAGTTGCACTTAAGGCTGTACCTAATGTCGTTAATGCCACGCCAGTAGCAGTTGCACCCGCAGTTCCTGCGACAACTGCTGAAGCCCCAAAAACACTCGTCGTTCCAAACAACCCAGCACCAGGCAATAGAAACGAAGCCGCAACCAAACCAACACCAATCAAAATCTTTGTCGCTGTACCTCCGCCACTACCGCCGATAACTGGCACGATATATAAATCTTTTGAACCTAAAGGCAATTGCAGATCTTTGTAACTCATATCTGCGCCAGACTGAATCACCCTGTAATACACACCGTTATTGTGCGCCTCTAATAATTCTTTTTCAAAAGCAGGCCGATTGATGCACAGCAGTTTGATTGCGTCTGCTGGCGAACGCAGATTCTGGTACGTGTGCTCTTCGCCGTAACGCTCTCCTAAGGAGTCAAGCAGCCTTACCGTCTGCTGCATATCGGAAAACGGCGGCAGTCTTCATCCGATAATAGCGGGTCAACGCCTCAACACCACTTACGGAATTCATCCGTTGGTGCAAAATCTGCTGATCACCGACATAGATGGCTGCGTGCATTGGGGCGTCAGTGCCTAAACGCATGATCAACACATCGTCTGCTCGTAGGTCGCTTAAGGCAGTTTCGCGGAACCCTAGTGCGCCAGCTTGCTCTAAAAAAATACTCGAAGACGTCTGCAGCTCCTTAGGCCGTTCGAAATCCGGCAACATCACGCCTGCTAGGGCGTAGTACCGACGCACTAATGAAAAGCAGTCGTTTATGCCGTACTGCCACGGCAGGCCAATCAAGGATCGATAGTCAGCCATGCATCAGCAGGAACATCCAAAACAAACCAAGGCAGTCTGGTTGCCTTACAGGCATTCTTGTCAAACTCGCTGGGGCCTCCACCTTTTGGATGAGAATGCACGACTGCTTCTATCCTGCCTGACATAGCGGCTGCTAAGTAGTCATTCGGGCAGATAATGAAATCAGACGTAGGGTCTTTTGCGACATTGTTGCAAGGGAAATATCTGTTGTTTACAACAAGACCGCAAGACTCTGACGGTGCTTCACGCAACGCATGAGCCTTAGCCTCACTCATGAATTCGCGCACCAGGAAACCCGCCAAACGGCAAAGACAACGGAGCTGGATATCGCAGCTTACACGATCTCAAACGCTTGCCACATTGGTCATCAGCAAGGCTAGTAGTGCTGCTGTCGTCAGCTTTAGCAACAGGGCCGCCTGTGTAACCACACTCAGTCCCTCGATACTTCCACGGGCAGTGCTCAACAACTGTTCTGCGAGGAAGCAACACATTCGTCAGCTCCAGCTTTGATGCTAGTTCAAATTCAACCAGCTGCTGATTTTCGCTAGAGATACGATCAATGTACCAAACTTCGTCTGGGAACCTAGCGGTACCGTCTCCCGTTCCATGTGCAGCTAAATCCATTTGAGCATCGTCGTCTACATCGATTGGGTTGCTGGGATCGTCTGGGTTTTCCTTTTTCGTGTTCGGGCTAACAACCGCAATATCACTTAGCCCAAAAGCGGTGCCATTTGCAAGAGTAGTTGAAGGCTCGTAAGTATACTGCTGATCAAAGAAGTTAACGGCATCAATAAACTTTTTGCAAGTTCTGATCCGCGTAACCTTTCCCATCAAAGGGTTAATCGGATTTGTTGATCGGTGCATCAACGACGTTATCGCGTTATTCACATTAGCAACACGCAGTGTCGGCCTAGGCAGCGCACCATTAACCTTCTTCTCAAATCCGTCTGCTTCTACTGGCGCAGCCGTGTAAGTTATTCCATTAAAAACAAGGCTGACAGGGATGCCATTCGTGCCAGCGTGAAAGTAAAGATTTTCCTTATCGTCTGGCCCCCAAGTGTCTGTCGGACGTCCATTTATTTTTTTTGTAAACTCCAGATGAAACAGCTCTATAATTGCTTCTGGCTCAAGCTTGTAGAGTTGCTCGTAGACAGGGCTTATCGTTTCCCACGTCACCTCATTGTCAGTGACAGTCGAGCCAAAAATTAACGGGAACGCAGGCTGATTGTCTCCTGACGTTCCAGCAACTTTGCACCGAAAAGCATACGCTCCTTCGCCTGCTATCGGGTCACTGTTGACGATGTCGCCGACAGCATAAGTTACTCCTGACGCCCAAAACGCATAGCTCATGGCTCAAACACCTGCACGAATGTTGCCGTAATCTCAGCACGATTGGTAAACAAGATAGTCTTGCTCCACTGCTGACAGATAAACTTGGCGCTAGCAGACTCATTCGGCGGCGTAAAATCAAAATGCTCTACACCAGCTCTAGCATCAAGGAATGTCTCAATGGTGTCAGCATCAGTCTCTGACACGTTAAAAGTCAGCTGATACTGCTTCGGGTTATTGTTAATCCCGAAAGTAGCACGTTGCGAGTAGCCCGAACCAAACTGGACATTTCGCACCGCAGGTTGGCTGCTCTTGACCGTGTTGTAGGTCGGCTGGATAGAAGGGAAGGTAGGCATCAGGCTGCGAGTAGTCCTCCAGGTCGTTTTTGTTTGATCAGTTCAGCCTGTACGGCTGCACCAATCGCCTGTCCCAATAGCTTGGCATTCGGCTGATTGCCTTGTACCTGCGTTCCAGAAGCATCGACGTTCACAGTAACTTTAGCGCCGCCAAAACTGCCAGACGGTGCGATGCTGCCACTTCTGCCAGGCGTAAACAGCTCAGGGCCTTTTTCGCCGACCACGTAAGAACGACCACCTGTAACAGTGCCGCCTTTAGCTTTGCCTCCACCAAAGAGTTTGCCTAAAATACCACCCGTGCTGCCAAGCCCTCCAAGAGCAGTGCTGACACCAAACTGAATCAGAATGTTTGCCACGTTTCTGAGCG